CTTCAACTGCGTCACCATCGGGGGGATTGCTCCATTAGGTCTGCCAAAATACTCGTCAGCCTGTAAGCGTACCGCATCAATAACTCCCGTTGCTGTCACTGGCGGTCTGGATGGCGGTTGCAGAAACTGATAGTCACCAGCTTTAGTCACAGGTAACTGCACCGCTGGGCCTATCTTATTAGCCAATCCCAACCTCTTACTCACCTGTAAAGGCGGTAATGTCTCAAAGCTCGTAGCATCAAAGACAGAATCACGTTGCGCCTTAATCTCATCCTGCCATGTCCTAGCCACTTCAGCTACTCCACGACTCTCTGTAACCCTACGCGCCAACTGTTCGCGCCTGAATAACACAAACGGATACTGGTTGTGCGCGTAGTCCAGCATTTCATGCTTCGCAAACTGTTCCCCTTCAGCACCCGGACAGAATATCGTGTAGAATATTCCCGGCACTCCATTGCTGTCCAGTTGACGCGAATACGCCCAGACAATCTCCACCAAGTTGTCACGCCGCTCGATGGTCGAGTCCGTCAATGAACTCAACGCACGACTCACATCATTGATCGCCAAGCTCTTGCCTGCCGTGTTTAACGCCGACTCAACAAAGGAACTACTCCAACCTTCATCAGTAACTTTACTACGCAGTTCTACCTCAGACATGAAGTGTCTACGGAAGATTACCCGCGCTGACTGCAAGTCAATCGTCTCAGGCGGGAACAACACATCATCGTAAGGCTTCAAAGCCACTAATGCAGGAGCGTTCCTACACAGATACGGCACAGGAAACTCTGCCTCACCTGTCTCGCGCAAGCTCTTGACTACCTTTCGCGCTGACCGCTTGTTCATCCCCGGAACATAATCCATAATGACCTGTGCCACTTCACCTTCACGTTCTGGTTCCTCAATCATTCCCGGCAGAGAAGCCAATAACGAATCGGGTGCAGCCTGTCCCGCCATCTGGATCACTTCATCCAAACTCAACTTCTGAGTCTTTAACGCACTCTTCTGCTCCCAACCCACAAAGGCAGCACTCCACCCGTAAGCTGTCATGTACTGCGCCAGTAACTCCGACTCTGCACCAAGCGTATTGTGCATCGAGTTCTTTACCCAGTTCATTAATGTCGTTGCCGCTCCAGCAGGCTCCATGTCAGATAACTCCGTACCCGTCACTGCCAACTGTGCGCGATGACTCGATGTAGTCAGCATATCCACACAGTCGTTGATGATAGAGTCCACCAACGGAATGCGCGTATCACTCGCTCCATCCCAAGGGAAAGCCTGAGAACCTTCAGGCAAGTTTTCATCATGCTTCTTACCGTCATCTGACTGACCAGTCCATCGCATATAACGAGTCTCATCAGCAGAACTGGTGCGCTCCAGCGTAAAGCCTTCATCCATAGATCGCCGGAACTCCTTCACCAATTCAGGTACATCCGGTTGCCCTGTGTGCTTCGCTAGTTGGTCTTTATTGTCCATTTTTATTTTCTCCTAATCCAAAGTGTTTCAACAAGTCATCCCGATAAAAACGATGCTCGTTACCTCCAAGCATCTTATAGACGCGCAAAGTGCCAGCTTTACGCAATTTATCCAGATAACGCTTATTCATTCCTGTTATCTCTGCCGCCTGACCACGGGTCAGTAATGGCGGGTATTCATCTACCATATCAATATGTTCCTCCTCCCTTAGCCGCAAAACTTGTGTCCGTCACATACTCAGGACGGAACAACATCAAGTAACGCAGGCAGTCTATAAAATCCTTGTAAGCATTCTTTTCACCACCAGCAGGCGTTGCCTCTTTCATGCACTCAATCAAATTGCCACACTCACTGCTCACATACAGCTTAGGCTCATTCACCACACTCAACGGCTCATCCGTGTCGTAATCCAATGCCTCATTAACCAACGCAATGCCCTGCTCAATATGAACACCACTGGCTTGCTCAAACTCCATGTCACAATCATCACGCAGTACATCAATCAACGATGCTCCATCCCTAATAGCAGCAGGACTGCCACCCGCTCTAGGGTCAATCAGTCGCCAGTAAATCTCTTCATCACCCTCCAGTCGCTTATACTCATTCACATAGCTTTCCGGCCCCATACCCTGAGACTCCTGCGCTGGGCCTTTTATTCCCTGTGGCTTATCTCCAGGTAATGCCCACTCTCCATACTCCGACTTGTTAGGGTACTCCCGATACACATACATCCTGCCAGCTTCATCCACCCTTAACCACAACGTAGCCCACATCCTCGACCCCGCAGGATCACACACCATGTAGTTCGTACCAGTCTCAGGTATCTTGTCCGGCTCAATGATGTGTAGCTTATTAAACTTCGGAAAGTAATTGCCCGTAGTCTTCTCACACCAACCATAAAATCTTACCTTCTTCTGAACACTACTCTCCTTCTCCAAAGCCTTCATCATGCTGTCCTGCGGCTGAAAAGGATTCTGGCTCGTATGAAACCAAATAATCGCTGAGTCATCCCTGACACACTCAGCAATATATGGCATCTGACCAGCACCACAACCCGCTACATGAACTCTGTCCTGCTCCAAGAACTCAGCAGGCAACGTCTCCTTAAACGAACAACCCGACTGGAAGTTCGCCAAGGTGTTCGTCCATCCGGTAATCGGGGTAGCACTCACCAACATCTTACCCTTCCTCGTCACCAAACGAAACGCAGCCGTTTCCACCCAACTGTAAGGAACCAACTCATCAAACCAGATCAAGTCAGCCTCCATACCTTCCAAGATGTCCGGTTGCTGCGAGTAATGGTTAAACCAACACTGACTGCCGTTAGGTAAAATAAAGGTCGCCTCACTAAAGCCGTTCTTGACCGAATAACTCACATTAGTCGTCTTGTTCTTCTTAGGCTTCTTCCACTCACCCGGTAAATAGTTGTACACCGCAGGCTGTTGGTCACGAATGCTGCTCTGACTCGTCATGCTAAAAGCCACCACTCTAGCTCCAGCCTTCTCCACCATCGTTCTCACCAGATACTTCGCACTAAATTGAGTCTTACCAGACCTGTTACCCCCACTAATCAATAACCTGTCGTAATTCTCCAATAACTTCTCAGCCTCTGCCCAGTGATTCAGTTCCCGAAAACAGGGGCGTATCCCAAAGCCATGCGCGTAAGGTTCTTTCTGCGACAACTCAATGATGTACTCACGCTGCCCCAAGTCTTTCAACACCCTGTCCACCCCATACTTCTCCCCAGTCTCAGGGTCAATCGTCTCAGCCTGCGCTAAACACTCCTCCCTCGTCGGAGCTATCAATACAGGATGGGGAGTAGGTTCCTTCATAACATCCGCTTGATCTTCTCCACCACTTCCTTGGGCTTCTCCCCAGAAGCACAGAGGTTCTTCACCTCCTCAATCTGCTCCTCCAATGTCACCACATAAACCGCCAAGTCCAATGTCTCCTCAACAATGTTAGGCAACATCTTCTTGCGCCACAGATAGCCTCCATGCTCTTGCTGCCCTGCACGGTACTTAGCATCAATAAGATGGCTTAGACGCTCTGTGACGCGCTTTAAATGCGCTTCCTGTGACGGTTGCATCTCAGTCATTCCTAGCCTCCATCATCGCATCAGCAATCTCATAAGACCTGTCAGCCAACAGTTCAGGCTCTAAAGGGAAGTCTCCATTGAAGCCTGTGAGGATGCCTTGCATCGCCAAGCCTGCGTACCAGTCGCGTAAGTCGCGTTCGCGTTCTGGGTCTTCTTCAAAGGTCATCCGTCTTAACATATCCTTTGCGCCTTGGTCTTCGTCCCTCTGCCCATCCGGGGCCATCTCTTCGCATCACCACTGGCATCCCAGTAACATACAGGCTTTGCTCCTTTACCCTCACAAGTACACGATCACCTCGGTAGTTCACTTCAATAAGTCTAGGGTTCCTAATGTTCGCCTTGGTCACTTCAGCAATCACCAACGGCTTTTTAGGTATCTCAACATCAATTACCCCAACCAAGGCATGAATCTTCTCCACACCAACATCAGTGTAACCTATTGCTCTGCCTTGTTTGCCCCAGTCCACTCCTTCAAACAGGGAAGTTCTGTGGTGTGCCAGTTCTTTTCTGGGGAGTCCTAGCGTGACTGCTAAGTCGCGTTCGAGTGTTAGTGTCTCTGCCATTTTTCAGAAAATTTTGTTTGTGCCTAAACCCATATATATCCAGGAGGAGGGGAAAAAACCGACCCCCCCCGCCCCCTAGTCAGCCTTTTTAGAATCGTCGCGGTTATCTAAACCGTGGTTTATGTCGATTATTTGGGCGTTTGCGGGCTTTTGTTCTGTTTGTTCTGATGATTTGCCAAGCCAGCCAGCCATACCTTGCCCGATTTCGTGCCGATGCTCTACGATTTGTGACGGCTGGTCAGTTAATTGGCTGGCTTTGTCAATTAGTATGCCAAATGAAATGCATTCATCTTTTAGGCTGGCATCTTTTGACTCAATACCTTGATTGATTCTATCAACTAATTTCCCCGTAGCGTCCATTAGCCTTTTAGCCGTTCGCCGTTTCCACTCTGGCAACTCGTCACGATGTTTTTCCCTGAGAGTAAAAACTGTCTGCCTGCCCACGCCATGATTCACAGCGATTTCGTCACAACCCTTGCCAGCTTTCAAATCTGCTAAAATAGCTTTTTTTGTTTCATCTGGAATACGTTTACCCATGTGTTATTAGACGCCCATTAATGTCTTTATATGTCATCAGAGAGTAATTTTTTTAGTTCAAAAAAGCTCTGTAAAACAATGCACAAACCGCAAGCGGTAAAGTTTTTTTAAATAAAAATTTGACTTAACCTAAGTCATGTCTTAGGTTCTTTTTAAGCGGTAATAAAACCGCTAGGAAACAGCAAAAAATGAAGATAATCGAAAAACACCAAATCCAAGACCATATCGAAAGCTTAATCGATAAGCATTCTCTAAACTTTGTTTTAAACTGTGTTGCTCAAATCTGTTTTGAGAAAGCAGACCATATTCAATCAACATGGGGGGGAGCAGAACATTACCCTCAATACGAACCTTTATTAGATCAGTTTGAGGAGATCGCTGTTTTGATTGAGCAAATAGCAGACAAAAACGAAAACATTTAAAACAAAAAGGAAACAGCAAAATGAAAACTATCGAAACAAAAATCGGAATCAATCGCGGCAAGCACCGCGTATGGATCGAGGGTGACAACCTAGCCTTAAACGGCTGGCAGACTGGAGAGCATTACACACGCCAAGAAATCGAGGACGGTTTTGTCCTGACCAAAAATGCAGCCGCTAAATTAAAAGTAGCCAAAGGGAAACAGGGTAGACCTGTTTTAGACTTGTGCGGCGGTTATGTCGCAAAGGTTTTAGGCGATTACCAAAAAGCTGTCGTTACCATCACGCCGGAGACAATAACCATAAAGGGGGCAACTGTTGTTGTGACCTTAGCAACTTTAGCGGCTTAGAAAGGTGAAATTATGACTAACAAAGAAGCACTGGATATTGTGATGAAGATTGCAAACCGTCACGCAGATGATTACGAACAAGAAGAAGAAATTCTAGCTGCGTTATCCCAGATGGAAGATTATTACAACGATGTCATGGAGGACTAAAAAAACATTTTAACCCCAACCCCAAAAAATGATTAAGAACGGAATAATGCAAAACGTGGTAGCTACCACAGCAGAGCAAAACCTTGCAGCCGCAAAATGCTGCGAAAGTTTCCAAAAAGCTTGTTTGCTTTTTAGGATGCTAGAACACGCCAACAATAGAGGCACGGGGGAGCATAGTTACGACTTATTAGAAAAACATTTTAACCAAAACCAAAAACACCCGGCAGCCGGGTAAAACAGTAACAAACAACAAACAAAAATGCTCCACGCCTAGGAGGAAACAGCAAGTAACTACCTAGGCAACCCTGCGCGAACAGGGGGAGCGCAAAAAAGGAAACAGCAAAAATGGAAACAAGACAAGCAACAAACAAACTCCTTGAGTATGTAGAGGAGGGACTACTAGACAAAGACACCGTTATTATGGCCTGCATCAAGTATATGAGCGAGGACGATGTGGCCGACATGTGCCACGTTAACGAGTTCTTTTATGGTGATGAGGAGGGCGAAGAATGAACCAAGACAACCCGAAGCACACTGACGGGCCTTGGATTATCGGGGACGCTCGACAGCATCGAAAATGCTATGGCGGCACGGTTAAGGATGAGGACTGGCGGTTTGGTTTGTGCATACGCGCAAAAGATAATTGCCACCTTGCGACCGTTGGCCATGTAGACAAACGGTATTACGGAGACGCCAAAGCAAACGCGCAGCTAATGGGGGCAGCCCCTGAGCTGCTGGAGGCATTGGAAAAGCTCACAGCATTGGCCGCGAGCCAATTAGACCAAAGCGCAACGCATGACGGGCTTGAAAACTGCAAAGCCTTGGCGGATGCGCGGCAGGCCATAGCCAGAGCAAAGGGGGAAGCAGAATGAATTACCGAAATTCGCAATTCGGAGAAGGCTGGGAACTCAACTGGATGGTTTCAACCCCCTACGCTTATGCGGAGAGGGTAGACGGTGAGCGCGGTGTCAGATGGGAGATTGTAGAAAACGCACCTTACACGCTAGGCGGGATACGGCAGCTAGTCCAGCGGTGGGAGGATCGCGGGCGTATCGGGGCTGTTATTTATAGCGGCTACGGCGTTGGATTCCCTGTCCAATGGGTTGAGGAAGCCTTGACGGGTAAAGGTAAGCACCAGCCTGACAAAAATAAAGGGGCGAATTATGGAGTAGATCGCCTTGCTTTTGACCATAACCAAGAAAAGCCCTTTTTTGGTTTTGACCATGACGCGGGGAAAAAGGGGGTAACACTATGAACCGCCTTGTTACAATGCTAACCCTCATTTGCCTGAGTATTCAGGCAGATGAGGCAATAAAAAAGGCATTAACTCCGCCTCTCAATATGCACGAAAAAATCATTTGCCTTACAATCCTCCTGGAAGCCAGGGGAGAAGGTAACAAGGGGATGTACTTCGTCGCCGGAACTATTGCCCAGAGAATGATTAACAGGGGCTTGCACCCAACAACAATATGCCGACAGAGAAAGCAATTTAGTTGCTGGAACGATGGCAAAACTGTTAAAGATTGCGAGTACCTTTTAAAAACTAAACAGGCAACCTATGCTAGTCTGCTGGCTAGGGCTTTAAACATGAGCTATCGAAACAGGTTGCTAATTGACGTTAACTACACCCGC